GAGATCAAAGATGGGGTTATTCCTGATCCAAATGCTATGCCTGTTGATCCAATGACTGGTCAACCAGCTCCACCTGAAATGGGAGGAATTGCTCCAAATGGTTCAGGAAATACCATCAATGGTGATGGTGGCAATGTTCCAGTCACACCTGAGATCAAACCCCCCAAGGGTGGAGAGATCTAAATAACAACGAAGTCATTTTATAGACCATGGAAGAATTAATGGATTTGATGGTGAGCGATGAGTCTCCATCACAAATCAGTGATCAAATTAAAGACCTGCTATTTGCAAAGACAGCAGAAAAAATTGAGGCAATCAGACCCAATGTTGCTGCATCAATCTTTGATAATCCTATTGAAGTTGAAGATGAGGCAACCATTGACACTGATGAGGAATCAGAGTCAGAATAAATACTAAATATCGTATAGAAACATTGTAATTTAAAATAATGGCTGCCTTAAAACCAGTAGGTATTAATTCAACCTTTGCTACCAGCGCTACTTCAGCATCTACAGCAGCAATTGCACAACAAACTGATTCTATCAGAATTGTTGCAGAAACTGTAGGTGTTCATGTTGCGATTGGAACAAACCCTACAGCAACCACTAGTGATTTTTATGTTTCTTCCACTGATGATCAAGTTATCTCCATTGGACCTGTTGGTTCACAGAGAGTTGTTGGAGTAACTACTGGCACAACCACAATTATTGATTTCCCTGAAGGGACAGGAAGTCCTTTTGGTGTTGGCGATGCTGTTTCACTTACAGTTGCTAATGCTTCATCATATGATTTTGAGCATAAAATTGTAACTTCAGTGAATAACAGTTCAAATGTAGGTGGTTTTTATAACACAAGGATCACTGTTGACCATGACTCAAGTTCTGTAACAGCAGGATTTAATGATGCAGGAGCAACATTAAGAAGATCCATTAAAGTTGCAGTTAGATCAAATACTGGAGCTGGAAAAGTTTACATTCAACAAGTACAAGTATCCTGAAAACCAATGAAACTCATTAGAGAAGAAATCGAATCAGTTGATTTTATCGTTGAAGAAAGAAACGGTAAAAAGAACATGTTCATTGAGGGAATCTTCCTCCAGGGAGACCTCAAGAACAGAAATGGTCGTATGTATCCCATGGAAACTTTGAGAAGAGAAGTTCAGAGATATACAGAAAACCATGTTAATTCTGGAAGAGCTCTTGGAGAACTTGGACATCCAGATGGCCCAACTGTCAATCTGGATCGCGTCAGTCACAAGATTGTTTCACTCAAAGAGAATGGAACAAATTTCATTGGTAAAGCTAAAATCCTGTCAACTCCAATGGGTAAGATTGCAGAGTCTCTCATTGGGGAAGGAGTTAAGTTGGGTGTTTCTTCAAGAGGCATAGGTTCTCTTAAGCAAACAAGAGAGGGTGTAAACATTGTTGGTGATGATTTTATGCTTTCAACTGCTGCTGATATTGTAGCTGATCCATCTGCACCTGATGCTTTTGTTGAAGGCATCATGGAAGGAAAGAATTGGGTATGGGATGGTGGCATCCTCAGAGAGCAGCAAGCTGCCAAGACTTACAAGACAATTAATACTCTTGTAGATCAAGGTCAACTTGATGAGCAGAAGGCAAAGGTCTTCAGTGATTTTCTGAACAGTCTTTGATTGTAACAGAAATATCTAAATTATAAATAAATATAGATTATACATAGGTTAATCGGAGTAAGTTCAAATGTCTCGTGGAGATTTACAAGAAATGGAGCAATCTAAAACTGCTGTGAACGCGAACGCTAAGCCTGCTGAATCGATGCCTAAAATGGCAGATCCAGGTACGCAGTTGGGTTCAGTAGAAGATCTTGGGGGTCCTACTCCTGAGAACTACAAGCCAGATGATGATTCAGCAAAACTCAAGGAACCTAAAATTGCTACTGTCAAAGATGTAGTAAATAAGGGTGCCAAGGCAGCTGATCCTATGAAGAAAATGGCCAAAGAAGAAACTGATTCTGAAGAAGAAGAAGTTCTTGAAGAGGACCAGGTTTCTGAAGAGGAAATTGTTGCTGAGGAAGAAGTTGCTGAGATTGACATTGAAGAAGATGTCAATGCTCTCTTGGGTGGTGAAGAACTCTCCGAGGAATTCAGAGAAAAAGCAAAAGTTATCTTTGAAGCTGCTCTGAACTCTAAAACCAAGGAAATCCAGGAAGCACTGGAAGCACAATATGCAGTAGCACTGCAAGAAGAAAAAGAAGGTCTTAAGGATCAACTTACTGAAAGAGTTGATGCATATCTTGAGTATGTCTGCGAAGAGTGGATGACTGAGAATGAACTTGCTGTTGAAGCAGGTCTTAAGACTGAAATGACTGAATCATTCCTTTCAGGAATGAAGGGTCTTTTTGAAGAACATTATGTAACTATCCCTGAAGAAAAATATGATGTACTCGAAAGCATGGTAGAAAAACTTGATGAAATGGAGACCAAGCTCAATGAGCAAATTGACAAGAACATTGGACTGAATAAGAGACTCGCTGAGTCCACTGCAGTTTCAGTTCTTGATCAAGTTTCCTCAGGTCTTGCAGAGACCCAGAAGGAAAAGCTCGCCTCACTTGCTGAAAGTGTAGAGTTTGAAAGTGAAGAAGAATATCGTGAAAAACTGGAAACTCTGAAGGAATCATATTTCTCCAGAACACCAGCTGCTAAAGCATCTACCCCTGCTACTCAAACCCTTTCTGAGGGTGTAGATAGCACTACAGCTCCTGTTACACAGGGGATGGAGTCATACATGAGAGCACTGGGTGCTTTCAAGCAAAATTGAATTTTATACAATTCAAACCAATACACTACTTTTATAGGTAAAGCAAATGTTCCAATCAGAACAATTGCAGGAAAAGTGGGCACCTCTTCTGGACTACGAAGGTCTTGATTCAATCAAAGACAATCACAGAAGAGCTGTAACCGCAGTCCTGCTGGAAAACCAAGAAAAATTCCTCAGAGAGGAAACAGCGTTCAATTCAGGTATCAACCTGATGGAAGCACCTACCAACTCAGCTGGATCTAACCCTGCTGGTTTCTCTGGTAGTGCAACTGAAACTGGCCCTGTTGCTGGTTTTGATCCAGTCCTGATCTCCCTGATCAGACGCTCAATGCCTAACCTGGTTGCTTATGACCTGGCAGGTGTTCAGCCTATGTCTGGTCCTACTGGACTGATCTTTGCAATGAGATCCCGCTACACCAACCAGAGTGGTGATGAGACCTTCTACAATGAAGTCGATTCAGCATTCTCTGGTCAGGACAAAGGATTTGACCTCACTGGTGGCATGTCTGATGTCACTGCTGGTATGGGTACTACTGCCCAGTCTGGCAACAACCCTGCAGTTCTGAACCCTGTTGGTTCTGCTAACTCCACTGCCTACGATGTAGGTCAGGGAATGCAGACAGGTGATGCAGAAAACCTTGATGGTACTGCTGGTAATGCCTTCAACCAGATGGCATTCTCTATTGAGAAAGTCACTGTTACTGCTAAGTCAAGAGCACTGAAAGCAGAGTACAGTCTTGAACTGGCTCAGGACCTGAAAGCAATTCATGGTCTGAATGCTGAAGCAGAACTTGCTAACATCCTCTCTACTGAGATCCTTGCTGAGATCAACAGAGAAGTCATCAGAACCATCTATAAGGTTGCTGAGCAAGGTGCTGTTTCTAACACTGCTACTGCTGGTACATTCGACCTGGATGTAGACTCCAATGGTAGATGGTCTGTTGAGAAGTTCAAAGGACTTCTGTTCCAGATTGAAAGAGATGCAAACGCAATTGCACAAAGAACACGTAGAGGGAAGGGCAACATTGTCATGTGCTCTGCAGACGTTGCTTCTGCACTGACCATGGCTGGTATCCTGGATTACACTCCTGCCCTGAATTCAAACCTGAATGTTGATGACACTGGCAACACATTTGCTGGTACTATCAATGGTAAGTTCAGAGTTTACATTGACCCCTATTCTGCTAACCTGACAGCTGCTAACACAGGTGGTGGTAATCAGTACTATGTCGTAGGTTATAAGGGTTCTTCCCCCTATGATGCAGGTCTGTTCTATTGCCCCTATGTTCCCCTGCAGATGGTTCGTGCTGTTGGAGAGAACTCCTTCCAGCCCAAGATTGGCTTCAAGACCAGATATGGTATTGTTGCTAACCCCTTCGCAGAAGGAACCAGTCAGGGAATGGGTAGACTTGGAGTCAACCAAAACCGTTACTACAGAAGAGTTGCAGTTAAGAATCTTATGTGATTCACTGCACATCTGTGCTACACTGGAGGTCCAAAAGGACCTCCTTTTTTATGCCAATAAATATTCAGAAAAATGATTACTAATAGAGGATGTTGTGGAGCTGGATGTCATGACTGCCCATGGAGACCACCATCAAGAACCTAATGGTGAGAGCACATCAATAAGAGAATTAATTATTGCTTGCTCAGTATTACTTGTTTTTACAATTGCGTGTTTCTCAATTATGTTGGCAGGTATGCTCTGAAATCTAAATAGTCTAACAAACACCAACCATTGGTATGGCAGCAGGAAATCCAAATTTAAAATCAACATCAACTGCAGCACAGGTAAGAAGAAGACCTGATGCAAGAAGTAATGTTGGTATCTCAAGAGAACAAATTGAAAATAGAAACTTTCTGCAACCACAGGGTTTTAAATTTAATATCTCTAGAGCACCAAATGTAGCTTATTTTGGCAATGCAGTGGACATACCTGCATTAAACCTGAGGACAACAATCCAACAAAACTTCCTGAAAGATATCCCTCAACCAGGTGAGATCATTGATTTTGATGACTTGACTGTAAGATTTTTAGTTGATGAAGATCTTGCAAACTATATGGAAATTCAAAATTGGATTAGAGGTCTTGGATTCCCTGAATCACTAGATCAGATTTATGACTTCCAAGATCAAACAGTGGGTGTTGCTGATCCAAGTTTGCAAACTGGGATGAACATATACTCAGATGGAACTTTGACTGTTTTAGATGCACAGAATCAACCCAACTTTAAGGTTGTATTCCAAGATCTATTTCCTTATTCTCTGAGTACAATTGAGTTTGATGCAACTGTTTCTGATGTGCAGTACTTCACAGCAGAGGTCCTTTTCAAGTATACTATATACCATATTCGTGATATTGGTTGTTGCTAATGATTGACTTGGAGACAATCCAAAAAATGTGGGAGAAAGATGCAAAAATTGATCCTGATAACTTACATACAGAATCCTTAAACATCCCAGTTCTCCATTCAAAATACTATGAACTTTATAATAACATTCTCTTGCTAAGGAAAAAGTCTGAACAGCAGAGAAAAAATATAAGACATGAAAGGTATGAATACTTTTCAGGAAAGGCAGAACCTGAAGTCTACATAAAAGACCCATTTCCTAAAAAGATAAGAGATAAAGATACAATGCAAAAGTATCTTGATGCTGATGAAAAACTATCTAATGCATCTCTGAAGATTGACTACTATGATACTATGCTTAAGTTTCTAGAAGAGATTCTTAAACAAATCACTAATAGAACATATCAGATTAAAAATGCAATAGAGTATATGAGATTCTCCTCTGGATTAGGATAACCTACCTCTAAAATGGAAAAAGAACCAGATTACACAGTGTTCATGCAGATAGAAGATGTTCATCTGCTATATCACTGCGTCACAGAGACAATAGAAAAATGGCCAGGTTCACCTGCCAGAGAAGCAGAAGAACAGGAACACCTCTGGCAACTCAGAGATTGGTTATACAGAATGATACTAGAGCACAAATTTAACAACTCATAATTGAGTACTAAATATCACCAGGTAGGATTATATTATGTCTGATCTGGTGATACAGAAGGTGAACGAAGTTTACCTGAAGATTACAACTGAACCTCATGTAGAGTATGAACTGAGAGATAGATTCACCTTTGAGGTTCCTAATAAGAAGTTCATGCCACAGTACAGAAGTAAGTACTGGGATGGATATGTGCATCTATTCAATATGAAGACCAAGAGAATCTATGTTGGTCTCTTGGATAAAGTTGTTGCGTTTTGTGAGAACGCAGGATATTCATATCAGTTTGAACCTAACAAGTTCTATGGTCTCCCCTTTGAAGTCAATGAAATGATTTCAGAAGAAGGAGTGAAAGATTTTATGGCGTCTATCACTCATCTTCAACCTAGAGACTATCAGATTGAAGCAGTGCATGATGCCTTAAGATATAATAGAAAACTGCTTATCTCACCTACTGCATCTGGTAAGTCATTTATGATTTATACCATTGTGAGATACTTTGTAAATGCAGGTAAAAAGATTCTTCTTGTAGTCCCCACCACATCTCTTGTAGAGCAGATGTTTAAGGACTTTCAGGACTATGGGTGGGCAGCAGAGAATCACTGCCATAGGATCTATGCTGGTAGGGAGAGAATCAATACTAGTGAGGTAACCATCACTACATGGCAATCTGTCTATCAGTTAGATAGAACCTTCTTTGAGGAATATGATGTGGTGATTGGTGATGAGGCGCACCTTTTTAAGAGTAAGTCTCTCATTGGTATTATGGATAAGTTACATCATGCAAAATATAGATATGGATTCACAGGCACACTAGATGGAACTCAAACCCATAAGTGGGTCTTAGAGGGTCTCTTTGGACCCTCATATAAGGTTACACAGACTAAGAAACTTATTGATGAAGGACACCTTGCTACTCTTGATATTCAGTGTCTAGTATTAAAGTATAAACCTAAGAAGTTTGATACTTATGAAGATGAGATTCAGTTCTTGATTGGCAATGAAAAGAGAAACAAGTTCATTACAAATCTTGCTGATGACTTAGATGGAAACACTCTTATTCTGTATAGCAGAGTAGAAGCACATGGTGCTGTTCTTTTTGATATGCTAAATAAAAAAGTTAAGGAAGGAAGAAAAGTCTTCTTTATTCACGGTGGTGTAGATGCTGAAGATAGGGAGAAAGTAAGAGCAATCACTGAAAAGGAGAATGATGCAATTATTGTTGCATCTTATGGAACTTTCAGTACAGGCATCAACATCAAGAACCTTCACAATGTAATATTTGCCTCTCCATCAAAGTCTAGGATTCGTAATCTGCAGTCTATTGGTAGAGTCCTAAGAAAAGGCAAGAACAAAGTTAAGGCAAAACTATATGATATTGCTGATGATCTAACCCTGGGATCAAGAAAGAATTATACACTGAATCATTTTATTGAGAGAGTGAAGATTTATGTTCAAGAGCAATTCAACTATGACATTATATCAGTCAACATAAAAGATTAGAAAAGGAGGATGTGCATGATAGAAGATGACTTTTATTGCACAATCAAGTTTAAATGTGGTGATGAAGTATTTGCCAAGGTAGCAGCTTCTGAAGAAGATGATAGGACTATGCTTTTAGTCTCTAACCCCATTGTGGTGGAAGAAATGACTGTAAGGGGTCAAGTTGCAGGGTATAAGTTTGAACCTTGGTTAAAGACAACTAAAGAAGATATGTTTGTTATTAATCTAGAGGATGTTCTTACAATGACTGAATCAGAGGATATTGAGATGATTCTTTATTATCAAGAATATGTTCGTAAATCAAATAAGACTAATCATTCTAAATTAGATAGAAAGATGGGTTATCTCTCATCTGTAAATGATGCAAAAGAGGTTCTAGAGAAGCTTTACGAATCTAGCTAGAACTTATCTTTCATCCTGGACAAACCTAGTCTACACCTGATTTACTAGGTTGTCAACTATCTAACTATCTGTTATAATATCAACAGATAAAGTAACATTATGGGTTTCTCTAATCAGTACACAGTCATGGCAAGACCAAAGAAGTCAGAGCATTATGTAAACAACAAAGAGTTTCTTGCTGCTTTGGAAGTCTATGCTGCTGATGTAGAAAGAGCAAAACTCAATGATGAACCTAAACCACAGATCCCTAGGTATGTTGGTGAGTGTTTTCTGAAGATCGCCAATCACCTATCATACAAACCTAACTTTGTGAACTATATGTTCAAAGATGATATGATCTGTGATGGTATTGAAAATTGCGTAAGATATATCCAT